CAGACGGTTCTGGCTATACTTGGAGCACTTGTTTCGCAGTGCTGCATATTTATCTTCAGGAGGAAGAGCAGCAATGGCTGCATCCAGTTCTCCGTCCGCGAGAGGACGAGGCGTTTTAATGACGCTTATCACGCCGCGAAGCGACTGGACGATTACATCAGTCCCCATTTTAGCAGAGCTGAAAATTGCGCTTAGTGCGCGAACGATATTAGATGCGTTGTTCATAGTTGGAAAATCTTAATGTAGTTAAGGTATGCTGATGTGTTCATTACTGCACCGTCAGGACTTGCCCCAACAAAAGAGTTTAGGTAGAAAACATCTCCGACAATTACTGGCATAAACAATATGCCTTGCTGGCTAATATATGCAGTCCCGCCCCCTACACCGTTAATGTAAGCCAAGACCTGTATATCATTAAGAAAAACTGTTGTGTCTATATAGCCAATTGAAGCAGTCGTATCGTAAATTGTTAAAGATAAATGCATCTGAATCGCTAATACGCCAGCAGTCTGCACCGTAAACCTGCCTGTTGAAGTGTTGTATGTTATCCCGCTTCCCGTAAACGAATCAAAAGCTAGAATCGTGTTTACGTTATTGAGAAATATAACTGCTTCTTGATCAACGGGCTTTACCGTGCAAAGCAGCTTTGCCCCTGCGGTTGTTAATACTCCAGACGCATTCACCTTGAGCACTGCATACTCATTCGTGGTTCCTGCAACCAACCCAGCTACAAGCTGTGGTTTGCTGCCTTCCAGTTGACTTGCAGAGAGTGTGGGCATCTTAGGCAGGGACTCCGTCTGAGGTTACTGAGATGACAGCGTAGACGCCTTCGCTGACTTGACCAGCAATGATGACAGGTTTGCTAGTCCCCTTCATCTGGTTGACGTTGAGCGGAGTGACTGACGCGCCTCCGCTTGCGAGTCCTCCATCAGCAGACACGGCAAGAATTGCAAACCCACCGGCAGCGAGTGACGCGCCAAGTAGTAAGGGTTTAGTTCCGATAACGTCGTCTGTAGTGAGGCTCATGTAGTAGGATTAAAAATAAAAGCCCGCCCCGACTCCGAGGAGCCAAGGCGGGCAAACACAAAACAAACTTCCGCCTTAAGCAACTACGGTGTAGGGAACGAAGAGGGTAATCTTCTTTCCAACCGTAAGAGCAGAGGAGAAGGTAAGTTCGCCAGTGAGGATCTCGTTACCTTCCGCGACAGCGGCAGGAGTGACAACCTGTGCGTTGGTAGCAGTCGCCAACGTAGAGGCAGCAGAGGTCAACGTGATCGAAGTGCTGGAATAGCGAGTAGCCAAACCATTATCTCCGATTTTCGTCAACGAACTGGTTCCTACGAGACCGTCCGTGCTAACACGAATGTTAGCGGCTTGCACGACAGCACCAGCCGGGAGGCGGCCAAAGTAGATCGTGTCAAGGGTGGTCTCGGTTCCGTCCACTATGTAGGTGAACGTAGCGACAGCGACTGCGGCAGTCACGTTCGCGCCAGAAGCTCGACTACCAAAGCCTTTGATAGCTTGGGTCTGAGCGGTATAGATAGCTGAGTTTTTAATAGCCATGATATTTAGTTCCTATGATGTTGTTGTAGTTGATGAGTCAGTATTATGGGCTCTCGTCGGTATAGACAAGAACAACACGCTCTTCCTCAAGACGGGCAGCACCAATCATGAGCACGGTGCGGATCTGGATGGTGTGGTTAAGATCAGAACGAATGTCGATCTTCACAGTCTTATCCTGACCAACGCCGAGGGCGATACCGTCTTTCTGGTAGGCGATACAGGTGCGAACGTCAGTCGCGGTGGTGAGGGTGAGGAGTTCGGTCATAACAAACTCGAAACCAAGGAAGCGATTAACAACACCGTCCACGAGGGCTTTGACATTGCTGAAGTCGCTCGACTTAACCTCGACCACGTTGACGAGGAGATCGGAGAGCTGTTGTGCAGAATGCACAAAGTAGCGTCCCTCGGTCTCGACCTCGTTCTTGTCGAGGATATACTTGGCGCGGGTCAGCTTGGCCAGAGTCAGGCCAGAGTTGGCAGCAGCACCGGAAGCGACGTAGTCCACAGCGACCTTCTGGCTATTGCCAAGGTCAACGGCAGTGGTTCCGTCCTCGCCAATGTAAGCAGTGCCTTCCAGACCGGCGATGATCACCTCGTCCATAGTGCGCTTTGCAGCGTAGGCATGGGAGACAACGTGCTCGGACTCAGGAGCGGGAAGCTCTCCAAGGGCGATAGAGTCGAACTGGTCAATGAAGGTAACCTCATCGTAGCCCTTCGGACGCAACCAGCGTTTAGCCATAGGCGTATCGCTGGCAACGGTCTTACCATTGCGGGTGGTGATGAGACGCATCTTGGATTTACCAAGCTGCGAGAAGGTGCGCTCTTTACCATTAACGGTAACACGACGAACCTTGTTTTCGAGGCGGGATTCTTTCTGCTGAACTAGGTGCTCCCAGTTGTCAGCGAAATCGGTTTGGAAATGTTCGGGAAGTTGAGTAAGCATATAAGGATACCAGACGTATCTGGCGGATTGATGGACGAGTTCACGCAACGGGCGTGATTCCGGTCATCGCGGGAGGGTCTCCTTTCGGGCCTTTCGCTTCGGACTTTGCCGAAACCGTAAGGCCGGTTTTATCCGGGTCTCTTCGTGCTTCTGATTTCTGTAATGAACAGTATTTCTGTTTATGCAATAAAAAACCCTCTCCTATTTTACGGGAGAAGGTCGATATACTAACACTACCTATGAGTTAGGCAGACTTAGGACGTTTTGCTAGATACGCCTTACTGAACTGACTCTTAGCTGATACTGCCTGTGCGTGCATCGGATCCTCGGCATTGTGATACGCCTTGTGCAACGGATTCGCAGGGTTGTTCACGATGTCCAGTGCCTTGGCTCGGTCATCCATCCCGGCGTTGGCGGAGCTTTCCCCAGATACAAGCCTGTCCTCGCTCACCATCTCAGCAAACTTGGACATCATAACGACTGCCTTGTGATTGCGGAACAAGGGATCATTGATGTCCATGCCTAGCGTCTTCGCTCCACGCACTGCGAGGTCGATCTTCTTGGCATACTCGTTACCGAATGCCTCCTTGAGTGCCGTTGTTTCCTTTGCATACGCAGCGGTCTCGGCCCCCTTTACTCCCTCAATCATCGTGCCTGCGTGCTGGGCGTCGAATGCCATTAGTTCCTTGGCAAGCTCTGGCGATGCTGAGTGCTTGTGTAGGATCCCGGCGATGCCTTGGACGTATGGTTCTGACCACTGACTCTCCGGGACGCTGTCAGGACGCTTGAAGCCGTATCCCTCTGGCGTCTTCGGTGCGTTGTTCAACTCTGCCATCAGCTTTGCACGCTCGGCCTTTACCTCTGCCGGTGCATCTGCTGGGAGAGGAGCGAGCCCCTTCTTCCCGGCAAGTTGAGCGAGGTTGGACATACCACCGAGCAGTGCCTCAACGGTCTTATACTTGGCGAACGTCTCCTTGTGCGCCTTTAGGTGGGTAGGGAGCGCATCGAACTTTGCTGGGTTAATTGCGCCTGTGGAGTCGTAGAGACCTACGAACCACTGATCGCCGCCCGCCGCCTGCGTTACCGGCGCAGTTGCTGGCGTGGTCGCTTGCGCTGTCCCGGCCCCATTGGTTTCAGGACTGGAACCAGCACTTGGCGAGCTAGAGAGCAGGGAGTCACCGCTGGAAACGGGAGCAACAGAAGCAGCACTAGCACTAGCGGCAGGAGCAGATTGCCCACCACCTCCAGCACCTGATCCACCGTCATTGTTTTCGTCATATAGTCGTTTGTTGAATGTATTCATGTTTGTGATCAGTCACTATACTCGGAGTCGTTAGATGCTTGCTGGTTTGCCTCAACCTTCTCGGTGAGGTGAGTCTTACGCAGTGCAATGAGCGCATCGGCTTCGTATATCTCGGTCTCTGGGATGCCGGTCTTAGGGTTTAAGACCTTGCGTGACTTGGTCACAGTGCCTTCGCCTTGAATACCGTAGCGTGCTCGATACTCCTCTGGTTTGTATTTCTTAAACCACTCCACAATTTCAGGAGTCTTGTCGCCTAAGCGCATCGACTTCTTCGGCATTGATGGGATGTCGCGGGCTTTCGCCTTTGGGTTTGGCTCATCACCTTCGATATACACTGCGCTGGGACTGCGTCCTGCGTCTTCGTTGAGGAAGCGCACAATCGGTGCGCGGAACTTAACCCACTCAGGAACGAGGACGAGTGTATTATCCTCCTTCAGTGTGGCTACAGTTATGGTGGAATCTTTATCGGTTCGCGTGATCGTGCCGTCTTCGGCAATGTTGTAATCAATCACAGGTGCTTTCTCTACTACTTTGTTAACGGCAGCGTTAGCTGGTTTCGTTTCAGTGCTCATTTTCGTTTTACTTTTGGTTTGGTTTTCTGCGTTCCGAGTGTTTGTGCTCGGTCAACGAGATTGATTATGTCGAGGAAGAAGATCCGCATTCCCTCGGCAATTTCCATCTTAACGGGAAAGACGTTGCCATCGGCACTGGCGACAGCGGTGGAGCGGTAGAAGTAGCCTCGACGCTGCATATCCTGCCAGACGAGACGCTGGGCATCTGTGCGGTGCTCGGCATCTCTGCCGAATACTATCGCATACGCCAGTGCCAGCTTCTCGGTGGGTGTGCCTTCGCTTGGGTTTTGTTCAGTAGACATATTAAGCACCTAACAAAGCCTTGCGGACTTCAGGTGACGCTGCGCTTGCGTCCTTCGCTGCCCTTGCTGCGCCCTGTGCCTGCTCCATAGCTTGCTGTTGCTGTGCTGCCTGTGCTCGGCCTTGACGTAGCTCGCCTACCTCCTCGATTGATCGCTCCCAGCTTGTAGGCACTGCGAGGTTGCGCCCGATACCACGGGTAGCCTTGTCGAGATCGTAGTTGTCGAGGATGGACGGATCCATCTGGGCGAGCGGAGAGAGGATGCCGATCATCTGGACGAACGAATTATTCTCTGCTGCCTTGATCGCCATTGCCAGCTTGCTGGTCAGCGTGACCTCTGGCATGGCTAGACCAACCATACCGGGCTGCGTCTCGACCATCACAGACTGTGGAGGTTGCGGGAACCGGCCCAGACGGAACAGCATGGCGAACGTGCGGAGGAGGAGAGGGTTTGTGACCTCGGTCTGGAGCCGGTAAAACGTAGGCGAGAACGCAGTGACCTTCTCAGCCAGACGCTGCTGGACTTCAAACGCAGTCATCTGACGCTCAATCTGCTGTAGCATCTGGAACAGATCAACGTGGTAAGCCTCCCTAATGGCATTGTCCTTCATCTCGATGCGCTCCTTGCCAATGTTATACTCACCAGCAGTTCCCCACTCCTTGGGCATGGCGTTAGGATTATTCGGGTCGAACGTAGTAGCACCACCAGCGCGAAGGTCGAGGTCGCCTTCCATCGAGTCCGGGACGAGCACGCGAGGGAACGCTTTGATCTCTGCCAGAGCGTCCATGTTCTTCTCGATAAAGTTGACCTGACGCACAGTGGGCAGTGCCTCGATAGATGGACTGTAGCCGTATGGTTGATCGCCCCACTTGAGGAACCGGCTCACCGCAATACTCATCTCATCGTATCCGCTTTCCTTGACCAGCATCTTGTCATCCTTGGAGACGTAGCATGATGCTATTGGCTTGTTCACACCGTCGATCTTCTTCGGATCATACTCACCCTGCTGGCGTGGATAAATGGCGTGGATGAAGTCGAACTTCTGATCGATCTTGCGTTGGTCATCTGCTGCCTTGCCAACGATTGGCCCCAGTGCATCTCGACCAAACTTCTGCACTGCCTGCCGAGCAGTCAGCTTGAACTCGCGCAGGAGTGTATCGACCTGACCTTCGTGGTCTTCCTCGATGACGAACGTGCCGACATCGAACTTGTGGAACGCTAGCCGGTTCTTCACGCCTTCCTCCAGCAGTAGAGCGGCAGTGCCGAAACATCCACGGTCGAGCAGCATTTCGTGGATCTCTAGGTTCCAATTAGACCGGGCAAGCTCGCGCATGGTAACCTCGGTGCAGGCTTGGAACCAGTGCTTCGCATCGTCATCTGCCTCTAGCTCTGCCGGTGGATCATACGAGAACCATTTACCAGAGAATAGATAGTCCATCTGTCCACCGGCAAGGATCTGGTTACTACGGACAGCGGTCATGTTATACAGGTCATCGGTAAACCCTTCTATGCCCTCGGTCTTCTTCGTGGTGATCTGACTCTTGCGCGGCTGGACATAATTGGCTATGTCCTGCCACAGCGTGTCCCACGTCCCTCGATCCGCTTTGAGCCGGTCATAGCGGGAGATCAGTTCCTTTGCCTTGTCTTGTTGGGATGTCATCGAGTGGACGTGGTTTGTATGTTATCCGCCGAGCAAGGTTTTCATTGGGCCTTGTCCGCCTTCGCCACCAAGTAGCGTGGATGAGTAGCCTTGGCGTTGCGCTGCGTTGCGCTTCTGCTGTCTGGCTGCGTCTTGAACCTCTCCTGCCTGTCGAGTGACTGGAGGAGCGACTGGTGGTGGTGGTGGTGGCTTTGATCCACCCTTGTTACGACGATACAGGTTCTCGAAAGGCGACTCTAAAGGCCCCCTTGCATATTCATAGCGGTTACGGTTTTTCATATATTAGATAGAGATGACAATCGACGCATGGTGGATAATTTAAGGAAACGCAATTCGTTCTTACGCTCAAACGATATTATTAACATATCCCAAGGAAGCATCGACCACATTCGTGCAAGGTTACCAGCAGCGAGGTGGATGTGCCAGCAGTCACAGCCTCGCGATGGGAAGCGATGGTGACCTGTTATCTGCTCCTGTGATGCTACACTAACCACCGGCCTACCCATTACAAAGAAGTCCGGTCGAGAGAACACGAACCCGTTGAGCAGATAGAACTCCAGATCCTCGCGGAACGTGTGAGCGCAGGGCTCGGTCTGGTAGATCTGTGCTGCTCGTTCTACAGGTGTGGTCATCGTAGGACTCGTATGCTGTTGAGTTTTCTGCTTGTGGATAGGCCAGTGATTGCTTGTCGAGTCTGTCCCGGTAACCTCGGCTTACTTGGCATTGCAGATCTGTCCACAGTCAGACCAAGGCGAATAGCTTGGTGCGTATAGCCAAACGCAGTCGAGGCATGGGATGCCCAGTCATGCACTGGGATATTGCGTATGGTCACACCGTCTGCCTCCTCCTTGGCTCGGAATGCCTCCAGTGAGTCTAGTCCCCACTCGCAGCCCTTGAGGTTGAAGAAGCACCGGGAGAACGAAGTGAGAGCGTCGTTAATGTTGTCCCACTCGTCTGATGGTCGAGGCAGGCACACCACACCTTTAAGCTCGGCCTCGCGCAGTAGCTTGGCCCAGAGAGTCTCACCGTCATGCGGGAGAAAGTGACCACCGTAGCTGTAGCTCTTGGCCTTGAGGCGTGCTGCCCACTCTGCCGGTGTGTTGCAGTCATCTCCACCTCGGAGGCACTCAAGGTAGATGATGCGGTCACCTACCATCTGCCACAGCCAGCAGTTCGTGTTAATTGGTGCGCCTATGTCGAACGTCGAGTAGACAGGGAACCCTTCGTAGTGATTGCCCACTGTCGCGGAGATGCGCCCGGCAGTGCGAGCCTTGTCCACGTCTGATCCGTAGATTGCACCTACGATGGGAGTCATCCAACACTCTTCGAGCACGGTGGGGAACTCGGCGTAGATGGCTCGGCCTAGCTCTTGCTGCTTTTTGTAGTAAAACAAACGCTGTCCCGGTGTGAACTTGTGACCGGTGTCGGCTTCTCGGCGTGCAAAGTAGTCAAGCGTCTGGGCGTCGATCTGGCGTAGGTCGCCATCAAGCGTGTATCGAGGTTCTTGCCACCACGGAAAGAACATGACCTTGAAATCCTTGACCGTTCTATACTCGGCAGGCGTCTCCAGCGAACGCTTGATCAGTTCATACCAGTCGCCTCCCTTGCCTCCCTTGTGCGTAGACTCTGCGAAGATGCGAGCGTCAGCACCAGACGCAGACTGCATAACGCCAGTGACGATCTCCGCTGATCGTGCTGGGTCATTGTATGCTATCGGCCCCCACTCCGAGATATGGACTCTGTGCGGCGTCTTACCACGCGCCTTGAGACCGGCCATGATCACCGAGCCGTTGGCAAACCCTAGCTCCGACTTGCTGTTCGATGTAGTCGCATCCTTGAGTTCGCTGGGCATACGCTCATAGGCGAACGAGATCTTCGACAGCTTCGCCTGTGCATCAGCGGCAGTCTGGTCGATGATCGCTGCCCGGAGCGGCTGCTGCTCGGAGCTAAAATGACAATCGTCAAACAGGATGAGAGCGATCAGCGTGGAGAACCCAATGGCTCGCGCCTTGGGGATGGCGATGCGCTGCTCCTTGGCGATGTAGACGGCATGGAGAACCTCGCACTGTGGCCCGTTGGGGATGAACCTGACTACACGCCCATCAGGATCCTCGATCTTGTAGAGGTTGCAGATCCTGACGAGTGGGTCGCTCAGTCGTTCGACTACCACCGTGTCACTCAATCCTTCTGGGAGGACGTAGTCATCTGGATTGATGCGGGGATTCATTCGCGAGTGATCGCTGTGTCCTGTGCGTTGGTGCGCGATGTCTCGGCGTGGTAGGTCTCCGGCCCCATCACCGAGTAGTCGAGGTCGAGCCCCGGCTTCACCCAGCTATCGTCCTTCCACAGGATGCGGTTATTCGGCTGCGCTGCGATCTGCCCGCTGCCGTCATCGAGGAGGAGCAAGTGGTAACACTTGTGCTCAGGTGGGTAGTTACTGTAACCGTTGTCGGTGTGGTCGAGCGTGAACCAGTAGGACGCAGGAACCATCGAGCCGTCTCGCTTGCGATATTCGCATGACATTTCGCGCAGATATTCGTAGCGGTTTACGGAGAAATCCCAGCCGTGGCAGTCCCACATCTGGAGTTCGTTAAGTTCATGGACTGGAGCGTCCAGCTTCGGTAATTCATGCCGTAGCATATGCAGTGGAATGCGAGCCCACTGCGCCCCTGTTTCGCACAATATACTAAACATCAAAGCACGGCTCGGTATCGAGGTGACACCAAACACTACAGCACGCTCAAACGTGTTGGTCGCCCACTCGTCGAGCCCTCGCAGGATCGAGCGGTCAACAAACCCGTAGAGGTGCTGTGGCACTGACGCATTGTGACTGTGATGATTGACCATGTTTTAGATTGTTATCCGTTGCGGATCTTGTGGAGCAGACTGCCTTCCAGCTTCACCTCGACCTTGCTGGGTGCGTCGTAACCCAGCATCTTGCTGGCTTGTGCGGTGGCGGCGATGCGGTCGCGAGTCGATGCACGCTTGTCCGAGCCCTTGGCGATGCGGGCGAGGATGCCCACTGCTTCCCGGCGGCTCAGTAGATCCTCCTCGGCTACAGCAGCAGCGAGGATTGACCGGCTGGCTGCGATAGCGGCAGCGATGTGCGGCAACGATGCGAGCTTCGTCGCGTTCACCGTGGTGGCGGCGCGGTTGCTGCACTCCGCATACCCGGCAGCGATGTAAGCGTCCGTGAGCAGTTTTCCCGCTGCACAGTGGCGAATAAATGTCTCCTGCCGGTGAGTTAGTTTAGCCATGATGATCAGTTCTTCCCCTGTCCCAATGCACACCAGTGCCATTCGACGATCATGATGTAACCCTCAATGCGTGCTTGTGGCTCCGTAAACACTGCCAGAGCTTCACCATTGCGATCTGATGGAGTCGCCCAGACCACCCAGACTAGACCGCTCTCATCCTGCCTAAGCTCGGTGTAGCCATCTGCCGGGTTTTGCACCATCAGAGCGACTGCTTCCTTGATGTAGCGTTCCCTCGTCAGCTCGACATCATCGTAAAGAATCTGGGACTGCCTATAGGTCAGTTCCTCGTCCTCATGCCAGCTAGCACGGTGACGCTGGAGGGTAAGTGGGCCAAAAGTAATCATGTTAGTATTGGCGGAGTAAACCGCTCAGTAGTATCGAAGTAAATACCATACTGCCTCCGGCTGTCAATCCCTTGGGTTCGCGACTACTCTGGTTATTCGCTACGTCCTACCAGATAGCGGTTAATGGTGAGGTGGGAGCACAAAGAGACTACGCTAGGTAATCTCTTTGCAGATAACGGCAGATAATGGAGCCGGTGGTATGCAGGATGCCCACCCTCGGCCAGCGGTCGCCTTGACCTAGCCTTACCTGTTTCTCGTAGGTTGGTGGGAGAGAGAGCCAGCAACGTGAGGTTAGTCACGCACTGGACGCATTAAGTGGGCAAGTCTCTCGAAATCCCACTCCGCTCCTTCGCCGGTCTGTCGGGCCGTCAAATACGGATGCCGCCGGTTACACGTTTCGTTCCTCTATTGCGGTGAACGAAAAAGCCCGCCGAACGGGTGGAAGGTTTCGGCGGGCTCAAGAGCGGGCTGGTTGCAAGTCTCCTTGCAGTTCCACCCGCTCGGATGAGATGACCATGCATTCTGGTGCGGTTTTGGTCAAGCAAATGCTCGCAACAAAAGATTCTTGAAAATAAAATCATGCGTTAAGTGCCGATTCACCAACGTGTAACAGATAAAGAAAAAAGAATCTTTCTTAATGCAGGCAGAAAAGACTTGCTTAGTGCCTGCGGTTAATTCATGGTCTCATTTGTCAGCACGGAGTCACGATCCGTGGACTGACAATCTAACCAACAAAAATCCAGTCACTACCATGTCAATCAACGAAATGAAACGCCTCAACGACTCTATCGCAGAAGCCCTCTCCTTGGCATCTGACGCAGAGCACAACTACCGCGACACCGTTCGCTGCAAAGATTCCCTCGGCCCAGACGCCGACGGCGAAATCTTCTCCGCTTATCAGGAGTTCGTTGCTGCATTAGGTGAGGTGACCAAACGCGCCGGTTGGCTCGTTCGCACGACTGAAGCTGCCGCGATCAACGAACCTAATCCTTCCCGTCGCAAACTTAGCTATTTCGAGGCCGGTCTCTAATTCCCACTAACCCTTAGCCACCTACCCAACATGACCACCATCACCAAACTCCGTAACAATCTCATCAGCGCATCGCTGATTGCCCAGCGTGTAGACGCCTCGTTTCGTGCAGGAATCAGAGGTCGCACCCACGCTGATGTAGAGCGTGCCATCAAAGCCGTTCGTGCTGCCGAGCAAGCCTACCTCGCTGCCCTCGCTGCCCGCACTGCCTAACCCTCAGCCACCTACCCATTATGCCCTACACCACCACTGCTCGCATCTCGTCTGACCTCATCTTGGTCACGTTTTATCAGAATATCCTCACGGTGCAGATCACCGGTTACGAAGACGTGTTAGCTCTCCAGAATAAGGCACTGATCTTTGAGGGTCGCACCTTCCGGTTCAGTGGCTGGAACTCAGATACCAACGAAGCATACTTCCGCCCCAGCGCAGCGTTTGCCCGCCTCGCCTAACCCACCTTTCCTGCCCGCCAGCTATCTGGCTTACCCATCCCCTGTCCGGCGTTGCTTTGTGCCACGGACTCAAGGGCAGCGGGACAGGATCCCCTCTTTTACAATGATCGCTTCAGACCTCTACAACTTCCGCCGCCTCTCTGCTGGGCGCGGAGATCTCGCCACCCTCGCAGACTTTCGACGCCACTGCCTGATCGTCAACTGCCGCCAGATTGCCCGGTTTATGATCAGCGACAACCTCACCCCAGTGCTACGGGGCCGGGGTAACGCTGCCGCCCGCCGGTTGGCTGCAATGGGACTGCGTGCCGCACACGTTTTCCCCTCTCAATCCGACATAGACTACGAAAACGAGACTGAAACCCGCATCTACGCCCAGTCAATTAACTACCATGAATAACCCTTGGAAGATCCGCTCCAACTGGACGGAGCAGGACGAGGCCGAGCTTGATGCCAAACGCAAGCTCGCCGCCCGGCGACAGGAGGAGTGGGACGCTACCCACCCTCACGTCGATGACGACGAAGACGAACAAGACGACGAAGAATAACCCTTTTCCCTACCAAACATGAACACCACCACACGCCAGACCATCAACGCTATCATCAACGCCCGCACACGCCTCACCGCTGCGCTCGCTCAACGACACGCTGCCACCCAACGCAGCGCAGTCCGCGCCGCCACACTTTCCGGCCTCATCCGCCGGTAAACCAAACCAAACCAAACCCACACCAATGACACACACCACCACCGTCACGATTGTGACCACCAACGACACAGGAGCCGAAGTCTTCAAGGCTTCGCATGACATCGCCATCAACCTAAATCCCAAATCGCATTTCGGTGCTGCCGTTGCCGCCGCCGAGGAAGTCCTCGGCCAGATCCACCGGCATTGTTTTCCCACGCCGACCGAGGCGGACGTAGATGCCGTCGAAGGCATCGCGGGGATCCCTCCCGCTGACGTTTTCGAGAAGGAGAACGATGAATGAGTCGCGCCATCACCTCCAGCGTGGTGAGCTACCTCGCGTGCGCCTCTGTCAGGGGCCGACCGTAGATCAACACACCCTTGCTACGCTCGCAGAATGGCGAGCCAAGGGAGTGAGCTACGGAGAACTGATCGACCG